GCAAACACGAGGCGAGCGTCCTCGGCATCAGCCGGGAAAGCGGAGCGGATCGCTCGGTAGAAAGCGATTTCCTCAGAGGAAGGGGTCATGGGCGGTCCTCGCCGTCAAGGAGAGTCGCGGCGGCCCCTGCCTCGGCCGCCGCGATGGCGTGCGAGAGAAGCTCGGTCGCGGACTGGAACAGGGGTGCCACCGCGCGGACGGCCTGCTGAGCGGCAATGGAGACTCGATCGGTAAAGCCGGCTAGGGCAGCGAACGCGCCCGCACGCATCAACGCGGCCTCGTCATGCCGGCCCTGCTCGTCGAGCCAGTCGGCGTAGACCCGCTGCGGCTCGGGATCGGCCAGGTCGGCGACGACGGCCCGCCGGAACGCGGCTTCCTCGTCGGTCATGGGACTTGCCGGAAAGGTATGTCACCCGGCAGCAGGAACGCGATCCCTGGCCACACCTCTCGGAGGAAGCGGAAGGCTGCCGCCCGCAGGAAGTCGTCCGTGGACTGCCCGGGCTCGCGATTCCACAAGAACCAGTAGTCGCTCCGCAAGTTGTGGTGATGGTCCATGAAGTAGGGCGCGAACCGCACGGTGGCGTCAAAAAGGTCGTCCTGCGGTCGCAGATGCGGGAAGGTCGTGAACGCCACCCGCCGCACCCGGTGTGCGCCCAGGAGGTCAGGTGAGTGGCTGACCCACCACGGCCAGTCGCATTGCACCTCCTCGATCAGCCCTCGCACGATCCGGGCGAGTGCGCCCCTATCCCGATCCGCCGGGTAGGTGAGCGGCCAGAAGGTGTACTCCGTCAGCGGCAGCGAGAGCGGGTGGAAGTACGCGGACGCGAGCGCTCTGCAGGCTGCTACCATATCGCCGTGCTCGCCGAAGGAGGGGACCTGGGCCCGGATCATGGCGGCCCAGCACTCACCGCCGCCCCCCGACCTCGTCCAGAGCGTCGGCGAGCACCAGGAGGGACTCATCGTCCGAGGGCGAGGCGAGCGCTTGCCGAAGCAAGGCGGCAATGTCGGACCGGGTAGCTGTCATGGGCCGGGCTCCTCCAGGTTGCGAAATCGGCCAGGTGGGCCGCGTCGTGCAGGCAGTCAGGTCAGGTGATTCATTTTCACTTCCGCCCCCTTATAAGGGGGAAGCGAAAGTGAATCGCTCCGGTCAGGAGTCGCTGGCGGGGGGAAGTGGGGGCGGCCAGTAGCCCTTGCCCCTCAGGAAGTCCTCCAGAGCAGCGCGGAGGACTTCCGCCTCGGGCAGGCGGTGGGGGAAGCTGCCCAGGTACCGCTCGAAGGCATCCAGCAACTCCGGGGAGAGGTGGAACGCCTTGCGGGGGTTCTTGTGGCGGTCGGTGGTGCGGTCCTGAGGGGCATCCCCCTTCGGTGGCCGTCCCGGTTTCTTCTTGCGCTCGGCCATGGTAGCGGACATCGTACCACCCCTGTTCGCTTCTCGACAACACCGCAATTGTCGTGTCACACCGATACAGAATCAACCTAGGTAGGTTCGTCGGAGCACTGCGGCTATTTTGGTGTTCGCAAAGGTAACGGTGTTGACAATGTGCGACACACTGCTAGTATACCCGTGTCGGACGCAACTCAGTGACAAAACCACACGGATTCCTGACGTGGCCACCAAAACGAAGAATCCCCAGACACGCGCCGTGCGGCTCGTCCGCCCGCTGGGCAGTGAAGCGAACGGCGATGGCCTGGTGAGCATTACCGTCGGCGGCGAGGTCGGGCTGTACTGGATCGCCGAGGTGCCGACGGGCGTGGAAGGCCACCGGGCCTTCTCCCTGTCCCGCCTGTGCAGCAACACCGAGTACCGCTGCACGGTCGGCGAGCGGCTCAACCACTGCACCTGCAAGGCAGGGCAGCACAACCTGCCCTGCAAGCACCGCGATGCGATCCTCGCCCTCATCGCCAAGGGCAAGGTGTGACATGCGAGTCGCCAGTTACCGGCGCGGGCCGTGGGTGGTGGAGTCGCGGGAGTCCCGGGGTCGCCTCTGGGTGGACGTGTTGTACCGCGGGCGGCTCGTTGAGAGTCGCAGGCGCGACTCCCGCCTCGACCAACTCGCCAAGCACGCCGAGGCGGTGGCGGGGGTCGGCCTGGCACTGACGCTTGCGACGAGCCGGTGCGAGCGCCTGGGAGGGCTCCTCCAATGAGTGACGCGGACCTCGACGCGGCAGCCGCCGCCCTGCTGCGGTGGCACGCCCGGGACTCCCGGGGCCTGCTCGACCTGATGGACCTGCTGCCCACGGTGAGCATCCACTACCTTGCTCGGGCCGCGGACCGGCTCGGCAGTCGCCGGATGCGGCATCCGGCGCGAGCCGCTCGCCTGCTGGTCGAGCGACTCGCGGCCGGGGATACGCTGGATCGCTGATCTGGGACGGAGTAGTGGGAGCGGGCCATGGGACGGCTGCGATACCTGACCCGCGCCCAGGTGGCCCGCAAGCTGGGGGTGGGTCTGACCAAGCTGGCCGAGATCCTTCGCACCGACCCAACCTTCCCGGCCGCCTGCGGACTGCCCGGCAAGCGCTGTGAGCGCTGGCTGGAGCACGAGGTCGAGTCGTGGATGCTCCTGCGGCCACGAGTTCCGCCCAACATTTCGAACGCACGCCAGGACTCGCCAGGCCCCGCCAAGCCGCGTAAAGGCTCGCCAAGGCCCGCGAGCGAGTCGGCGCAAGATGTTGACGAGTAAGCGACTTCGGCTGTAGAGTGCCATCATCACGAGGGCGAGCGGTGGACGAGGACGAGACGCACAAGCGTGCCGTGACGCTGCTGCTCGTCGCGGCGGCCGAGGGCGGTATCGGCCCGGCCTGTGAGGCGTGGGCGCAGGCGGTGCGGCTGGCCGGACACGTCGTGCCGGTCCACGCCTGGGACTGCATCTGGGATGTCCGGCTGGCACTGGCCCGGGACCACGTCGAGGCGCACGTCCGGGCGGTACAGGATGTCGAGTGGGTGATCGGGGGCAAACTGCCCTTCTGAGGCAGGGAGGCGACATGCTGATTCTCGGAGTGGCGGAAGGTGAGCGGGTGCTGCTCGACTGCGGCACCTACACCGTGGCCGTGATGGTCACGGGGGTGGATCGGGGGCGTGTGCAGTTGGGGTTCGACGCGCCCCGCTGTGTCGTGATCGACCGCGAGGAAGTCGCGGAGCGGAAGGCGGCTGAGGTCGCCCGGCAGGCCCGACAGGACGTCGCGGCCCAGCCCGGTAGCCCGTTGGAGTCGGGCCGACCCGTCGCCACCACGGAGGAGGTCGCGTGAGTCAGACCTGGGAGGCCCGACACGATCCCTCGCTCGATCCCGAGTGGGGCATCCACGATGCAACCACGGGCGAGGAGGTGGCGGCCGTCGCCCTTGGCGGACCGGCCGCCCGGACGATGGCGGCCGGTCCCGAGATGGTCGAGGCTCTGCGCGTGGTCCTGCGCTGGATCGCCGCACGCAAACGGGCTGGACGCAAGCCGGACGCCGGCGAGGTGCAGGCCCGCCTGGCCGCTGAGGACGCACTGCGAAAGGCAGGGGTGACATGGAGCGACTGACGACCGCCGCCCTGGGCGAGACGACCGTCCTGACCGATCGGACCCCCTCGCCCGACTGCCTGGCCCTGGCCCGCATGGTCGCGCACGCTCTCGACGTGCGGGACGTGCTGGACTCGACGGGCGAGTGGCACTTGCGCCACGAGTGGAACGTGATACGCCGCAAGCTGCAGGCGACGGTGGATGCCCTGCTCGCGGGGCAGGGCAAGAAGTGACCTCGCGGCCGACCCGAGACGTGGGCGGTGACCTCTGGCGGCTGGCGAGTGTCCAGACCGCCGCTGGGGAGGGATCACCGAGGCGAGTCGTCGTCGCCCGGCCGCATTGATCCGAGTCATCTGGACGGCCAGTCGCGTGACCGGGCACCGTGGTGGTGTACCCGGACAGGGGACTGCCGCGCCTGGAGGAGTACCCGTGAGTCGATTGCGGATCGAGGCCACGCCCGAGGGGCGCGTCCGGGCCGAACTGGACCTGACGGCCGACGAGGCGGTCCGGGCTGGCATCGCCTGCCAGGTGGTGGGCCTGCACCACCTCGGCCACCTGCTGTACGACCGTGGCTGGGACGCCAGCCAGGCCGCCTGGGAGCACGAGCCGGCCGAGGAGCCCGAGGCCGGTCCGCCCGTGGAGAGCGAAGGGGGTGAGTTGTGAACGAGTTCCCCCGCTTTGCGCCCGACGCTATCGCCTGCGGCCTGACGGACCCGGTTCGGATCGTCGTGGACAAGAACACCCGGTGGCGGTTGATCGACGACCTCATATGTGCTCTCCGCGACCATCGCGACATCCACGGCGAGCCGCCGGAGTGGACCTACGGCCTGGTGCTGCTCCACGAAACGGACGACGCGGTCGGAGCGTGGATGGACCGCGATGATGCCAACCTGCTCAAGGTCGGAATCGGGTCGCTCGCCGATGAGGCTCGCGAGTTCCTCCTCGGCCTGCCGGAGTTGCCTCACGGCAATCGCTGGAGCGTTGAGGTACTGGCGGGCATCGTTCGCCTCGACCAGGTCAAGCCAAACAACTTCATCGTCAGCACCGAGTGCGTGACCTTTTGCTCCTGCTGAGGAGACTTCCGTGAGCGATCCCCTGCCCGAGTGGGCGCGCGTCTGGCGGACCGGACTGGCCCCGGCCCTGTCCGCCGCCGGTCTGGCTGCCCTGGCCGAGGCCCTCGACTCCGACGACCCGCGTCTGATCCAGTCGCAGGCGTCCGCCCCGCCGGCGATGGAGTGCTACCGCGACCGGCCCGTCGAGGCCGCCGACTGCCTGGGCATCGCCCTCTGGCTCGGCGACGGCCACGACACCGTCGGCCCCCTCCACGATGCCCGGGAGGCCGTCAACCGCCAGGCGTTCCGCACACTGGGCACCGACGCCTGGCACCTGTTCTGGGCGTGGTACGACGACACGCCCCGCGACGAGATGCGGCGGCTCCTGCTGGCCGAGGTGCGCCGCTGCCTGGCCGCCTCGCCCCGCTGCCACCTGCCCGGAGCGGCGACGTGACACCGCCCTCGACACCCCGGCCCCGCCGTCGCAGGCGGCGGGGCAAGCAGGGCAAGCGCCCGCCGCAGTGGACAACCGACCTCGGCTACCCGTACTCCCAGGCCCGACAGGCGACCCATGAGCAGTTCTTCCGACCTCAACGCTGAGATTGCCGAGCGACTCGCCGAGCCCTTCGAGCCCGGCGAAATCAAGTGGAAGCCGCAGGCGGTCAAGGGGGAACGCGCCCTGGCCATTGCCTACATCGACGCCCGGCTGGTCATGGACCGGCTCGACGAGGTGTTTGGCGTACTCGGCTGGCGCGACGAGTACGCGATCGGCGAGGGTGGGTCCGTCAAGTGCCGCCTCTCCGTCCGCCTACCCGGCGAGCCGGAGTGGGTGTGGAAGGAAGACGTGGGCTCGCCCAGCGAGCAGCCCGACGAGGGCGACCGCACCAAGGCGGCATTCTCCGACGCGCTCAAGCGTGCGGCCGTGAAGTTCGGCGTGGGCCGCTACCTCTACCGCCTCGGCGGCGGTTGGGTCGCCTACGACCCGAAGTCGCGGTCCATCCCCAACCCGCCCGCCCTGCCCGCCTGGGCGCGTCCCCGCCGCAAGTCGGCCCCATCGGCACCGCCCGCGGCCGAGACGCCCGCCGAGGAGCCGAAGGGCGATGCCCACGAGCCCGATGGGGCGAGTGAGGCCGTGCTGGTCCAGGACCTCACGGAACTGGCTCGCCTGCGGGGCGTGACGCTCGCGGACGTGACCGACGGCCTCCTGGCGGCGGCCGCCAAGCACTACCGGATCAAGCCGGTGCCCGCTGAACTCAACCGGCTCAACGGGGTGCAACTCATCTGGGCGCACAAGCAGACCGCGAACGCCCTGGCCGCGGCCCGGAAGGGGGTGACGTCGTGATTGCCTCCCTGCAACTGCCGGCCCCCTCGGTGGAGGAAGTGGCCGACTGGATGCGGCTGTTCTCCTACCCCGGTGGCTGCCTGGAGTTGCGGGCCGTCAAGGTGCAGGAGCGCTACGGCCGCCCCCGCACCTACTCGGGGTACTTCGACGCTGCCCACCTGGGCGACCTGGCCGCGTCCGCCCTTGAACTCTCCCGGCGTGCCCGGGCCGTCTACGTCACGCTCAACCCGGTGCGGCCGGAACTCCTGGCCCGGCGGTACAACCGCGTGGCCGAGGTCGAGGAGAAGGAGTCCACGTCGGACGCCCACATCCTGCGGCGGCGCTGGCTCCTCGTGGACTTCGACCCGGTGCGCGTCGAGGGGATCGGGTCCTCCGACGACGAGAAGGAGGCCGCCCGCCTGGCCGCCCGGTCCGCCTTTGCCGACCTCGTCCGGCGGGGCTGGCCCGAACCGGTCGTGGCGGACTCGGGCAATGGCTACCACCTCCTCCTGCCCGCCGACTGGCCGGCCGAGGACTCCGGGCTCGCCCGCCGCGTGCTCAACGCCCTGGCGGACCGCTACGACACCCCGACGGTCAAGGTGGACCGCAGCGTCTTCAACCCGGCCCGGGTGACCAAGCTGTACGGCACCTGGGCACGCAAGGGCGACGATGTGCCCGACCGCCCGCACCGGGTGTCCCGCATCCTCCACATCCCGAAAGGACTCGACCTGTGAGCCGCAAGCGCCTATCCGCCGACGAGGTCGCCCGGCTCGCCAGCGTGCCTGCCGAGGAGCCATCCCGACCCGCCCCCGCACCGACCGCCACCGCTGACCACGACGGTGGCCCGGCCTGGCCGGGCCTCCTGGAGCGGGCTCGCCGCTACCTGGCCAAGATGCCGCCGGCCGTCGAGGGCCAGCACGGCAGTGATGCCACCTTCGAGGCGGCCGCCGTCCTCACGCGGGACTTCGGCCTCGCCGACGAGGAAGCGTGGCCGCTCCTCTGCGAGTGGAACCAACTCTGCCAGCCCCCCTGGGGCGAGAAGGACCTGCGGCGGAAGCTGGAGGAGGGGCGGCGTAAGGGCAAGGGGGTCGTTGGGAGCAAGCGGGGTCGGCGGCCGACTTCTGTTCCTTTTGTTCAGCGGGAGGGGGGTTTTGTCGCGAACCGGGAAAAGGCGGTTTCCCCCGGGAAAACCGACGAAAACCCGACTTCTGTTCCTTTTGTCCATTTTGTCAGTGAGTGGGAGCCTCCCGTGCCCTTGGGGGAGGTGGTCATCCCCCCATTCCCATCCCACCTCCTGCCTGAGTGGGCGCGTGACTTCGTGGAGGCGGTGGCGGACAGCACCCAGACGCCGGTGGACCTGGCCGGGGTGCTTGCCCTGGGCGTCTGCGGGGCGGGCCTGGCGCGCAAGTACCGGATCGTCGCTCGGGGCGATTGGTCCGAGCCACTGAACCTGTACACCGTCATTGCCTTGCCTCCCGGCAACCGCAAGTCGGCCGTCTTCGGGGCGGCACTGGAGCCGGTCAAGGAGTACGAACGCGAGGAGCGAGAGCGTCTGCGAGCAACGGTCGCCGAGGCGGCCAGCGCTCGCCGGGTGCTGGAGAAGCGATTGGCCGCGGCCGAGGCCCAGGCAGCCCGCGAGTCGGCCGAGCGGCCGATGCACGAGGCCGAGGCACGCCGCCTGGCCCGGGAGTTGGCCGAGACGCCCGTGCTCAACGAGCCGCGGTTCCTCGCCGACGACGTGACACCCGAGAAGCTCAGTGGCTTGCTGGCCGCCCACGGGGAGCGGATGTTTGTGGCGTCGGCCGAGGGGGCCTGCTTCGAGATTGCTCTGGGCCGCTACTCGGAGGGGAACAAGGCGAACGTCGAGGTCTACCTCAAGGGACATGCTGGCGACTTCATGTCCGTGGACCGGACTGGCCGACCGTCGGAGGAGATGGATAGCCCAGCCCTGTCCCTGGCCCTGACCGTCCAGCCCTCGGTCATCGCCTCCCTGGGTGGCTCCCGGCATCTGTCCGGCCGTGGGTTCCTGGCCCGCTTCCTCTACGCCGTTCCGCGGTCCCTGGTCGGCCGTCGTCAGGTGGGCCGGCCCGGGGTCCCCCCCACGGTCCGGGCTGCTTACCGCGAGGGAGTGCGGGCCGTCTGGCAGACTCAGCCCGACCAGGGGGGTGATGGCAGGCCCCGCCCTCGGCGCTTGCGGCTCTCTTCCGAGGCCGACCGCTCCCTCCTGGCCTTTGAGGCCGAGGTCGAGCCACGCCTTGCCGAGTTTGCCGACCTCGGCCACATCGTGGATTGGGGTAACAAGATGGTGGGTGCTGCCCTCCGGGTTGCCGGCATCCTCCATGTCGCCAGCGGCAAGACGGGTTTTGTCGTGTCCGCCGATACCCTCCGCGCGGGTATCGCCGTCGTGCGGGACTACTTCCTACCGCATGCTCTCGCCGCATTCGGCCTGATGAATGCTGACGATCGCACGACCCGGGCACGCCTCGTACTCACTTGGTTAGGGTCCCACCTCGGGACAATATGCACAAAAGTCACAAAAGGTCCCGAGGCAGCCCTTGAGGGCATCAGCCGCCGCGACCTGCACTACGGCATGCGGTCCCGTTTCGCGACCCTTGACGACCTCAAGCCGGCCGTCGATGTCCTGATCGAACATGGCTACCTGCAAGAGGTTGTGCGCGACAAACCGACCATGGGCCGACCGCCGAGCCCCTTCCTGGCGGTTAACCCACTCTGGCTGGCCGAGGCCCGCAAGGCGGCCACCGCCAGGCCCATCCGGGCGGTATGCACAGAAGTGGACACAACGGAACAAAACGGAACAAAACCCCCCGAGTCGCCGCCCGCCGACGATGACGACGACTCCGTGGGCATCGACTGATGGGTGACGATCCTGCCGCCCTCCTGGAGATGCTGCGCGCCCGTGGGCTCGACGTGTGGGTCGAGGGCGGTCAGCCCCGCCTGGCCCCGCGGCGACTGGCCGAGGATCTACCGCCGGAGGTGTGGGCGGCCCTGCGGTCGGCCCGGGAGGCGCTGGCGGCCCCGCTTGCGGTCGAGCCCTTGCCCCGGAGCCGCTGGAGTGAGGGCGACCGCTGGTTTGTCGAGGACTACCCCGGCGCGGAGTGGCCGGCCGGGCTACCAGACGTGAGCGGCTCGTACTGCCGCCTGGACACCAAGGAGTGACCGTGACCGAACCGACCACGATCCGCCGCTGTGCCTGCGGCCGGGTCCTGCACCGCTCGAACCAGTCAGGTGCCTGCATGCGGTGCCACTGGAACTGCGGCCGCCGCTGTGCGTGCGGCCAGAAGATCGCCCGGAGCAACCGCTCGGGCCTGTGTGGCGAGTGCTACCAGGCGACCAAGCGGCGACGGGGCAAGCAGCGGGCGGACCGCAAACCCGCCGCGATCTGCCCATGCGGCAAGCCGGTCCGTTGGTGCAACGGGACGCGCTATTGCACCACCTGCCGGGTCAAGCACTGCTGCCACATCTGCAAGCGGAACTTGAAGGTCGGCGAGACGCAATGCCCGTGCTTCCGGTTCGGCCCCTACATCTCGGCGGCGGGCGACCCGGCACGGCGGCCGGACCCGGCCACCCTGGAGGCGCGGATTGCCCTGTACCAGCGGCTCGCGGCGGCGGAATTGCCCCTGCACCCGCTGACTCCCTTGCCGGCCGAGGAGGAGTGCGCGTGACCGCCGCCGACACCCTGATCCGCTCGGTGTGGGACCTGGCCTGGATGTTCGCGTATCGGGCGGTCCGCCGGCACCACCTGACGCCCGCCGAGCAGTGGGCCGAGGAGTTGCATGCGGTCGCCCTCGCCGGCGCGGCCCGCTCGCTCCTGACCTACGACCCCGACGGCAAGGCCTCCTGGGTCACCTACTCCGGCAACGGCATGGACATGGCGGTCCGCCGCTACCTGCGGGACCGCCGCCTCAAGAGCCGCTGGGACGGCCGGGAGACGGTGCCGCTGCCGGCCACACTCACGGACCGGCACTCCGGGGAGGGGCAGCGGCAGCATGACTTCGCCGACTGGGCGGACCACCTCCTGCGGCATCTGGGCGAGCGGGACCGCTACCTCGTCGAGCAAGTCCACATCCGGGGGCGGTCCTGCCGCGACGTGGCGGCCGACCTCGGTTGCAGCTACACCCGGGCCGGCCAACTGCTCGCCCGGGCCATCCAGCGACTGCGGGAGACAGCAGCGGCCGACCTGGCCGCGGAGGAGCGAGCGTGAGCCAGTGGTGCCGTCACTGCCTGACCGACACGGTGCGGAGCGGCCAGTGCACGCGCTGCCTGCGGGTGCGGCCGGCGCTCCTCGACCTGGCCCGGGAGGAGACGGGCAACTCGACTCTCCCGCCGGATGCCCCGCTCGACGACGTGGACCGCATCGGCGTGGCACTGCGAGCCGAGCGCGAGTACGGCGTGTGGATTACCCAGGCCGCTCTCGGGGACGCATGCACGGCGTCCGAGATTGCCCGCGTGGCCGAGGCGGCTCCCGAGGTCGAGATACACCGCCTGGGGCTGGTGCCGCCCGCGAAGTGGCCGGAACCGCCAGTCGAGGCCAGACCGACCGCGCCGAAAACCTTGTTCGACGACCTGGAGCCCGACGATGCGTGACGAGGTGTTGGCCGGCCGCCGAGCGTGGCACGTCGAGCAGGGTGATGCGGTCGAGTGGCTGTCGTCCCTGCCCGCCGATTGTGCGGACTTGCTCCTGACCAGTCCACCCTACGAGGCCGCCCGTACGTCCGGACGCTTGGCTGGGAGGATGCCCTGCAGGCGGGCTGCCTGGGGCTGGTCGAGGCGGCCCGGCGGTACGACCCCGCGAAGGGTGCGTACACGAACTACGCGCTCTGGTACATCCGCTCCGTGGTGCAGACGGCCGCCGAGAAGCAGGCCCGCTACTCGGCGGCACTGGACACCGACGTGTCGGTGGGTGGGCTCGACGAGTCGCTGGTGCACGACCTGGCCGTTGACCCCGTCGCGGAGACTGATGCCGAGCTGGCCGACCGCGAGGATGAAATGGAGGCGGCGCGGGAGGGAGCAGCCCGGGTGCTGGCCGCTTGCCGGACCCGGCGGGAGCGGCAGGCGGTGGAGGCGTACTTGGCCGGGCATACGTCCTACGCCAGCGCGGGGGCGGCGATCGGCGTGACCAGGGAGCGAGCACGGCAACTGATCGTGCGGCTACGGGATCGGCTCAGGGAGGGCTGAGGCATGGGACGCCGAGGAGGCAAGTACGGCAACCGCCGCACCGTGGTGGATGGGATCACGTTCGCGAGCCGGCGCGAGGCGGCCCGCTACGGCGAACTCAAACTGCTCGCCCAGGCCGGCGCGGTGCGGGACCTACGGCTCCAGGTGCGCTACCCGCTCGTCGTCGGTGGCCTGCTGGTATGCCACTACGTCGCCGACTTCGTCTACTGGGACCGGCAGAGCAAGTCGGAGGTGGTCGAGGACGTGAAGGGGTATCGGACCGACGTGTACGCGCTCAAGGCCAAGCTCATGCGAGCGTGCCACGGCATCACGATCCGGGAGGTGTGAGATGAGCGATGCGCTGGACCTGTCCCAACCCAAGCCCGTGGCAGCACCTGACGCCGTGGCAGTCTGGCCGCTGGTGATCGCCGACGCAGCCGCCTACGGCGGCGTATACGCGGCGATGGTCCCTGACATGCTTGCTCGCCACGAGCAGGGGATGGCCACCTACGGTGTGCCGCTGGTGGCCCACAACGGCCGGGACGCACTGCGGGACGCCTATGCCGAGGTGCTGGACGCCTGCATCTACCTGCGGCAAGCGTGCGTCGAGCAGGCGGGCAGTGACGACGACTGGAGCAAGGCAGACCTGGCCGCACTGTACCAGGGCACGTTGCACCTGGCCGCGTGCGTGCGGCGACGGATCACCCAGGGGGCACGACCATGACCACGACCACGACGCCAGCCCTGGCCGCGATGCTCGCCCACGTCGAGGAGGCCGCAAGCGAGGCAGACCGTCGCGAACGCTGGCTCGTTGTTGCGGACTGGTTCGATGATCACGACGATCCGAGGGGTGAAGCGGTTCGATGGATGGTGCGGGAGGGGAAGCAACCGTATAAAGCCGAGCCCCAGGGATCATGGCCTGAAACATGGCGCAACTTCTTGTGGGAGTGGAATAAGAACGAGTGCAACGGGAAGCGATCATTACTGCCCGAAGATATTCATGAGCAGCTTGATAACTTCGGAGCGCCAACACATGAAGTCGGTGAGGAGTTTGTGAAAACAAGTTGGAAAGCCTACCGCACCCGCCTCGACGCCGAGGTGGCTCTGCTCGATGCCTACGTCGCCGCGAAGAAGGAGGGATGGCAGCCGTGATTCTCGCATCGCCAGACGTGGCCGCTCTGATGGCGGCGTATGATTCCAGCCCCTCGCCCGGACAACTCCGCATCCTCGCTGATGCCGTGGACGAGGCGGGAGGAGAGGGGGCAAAGTGCCGAATCCTAGCCGATTGGCAGGAGAAGGCGAAGGCTTTGGATATCCCGCACGAAGGATACGACGAGCTCTGGGCTGCAAAAAACAGACTCGCCAAGGTGCATGAACTTGCGGCGTGCCACCTGTGGGCATGCCTCTGCGTGCGATACTGCCCTCTGCATGATGGGCGGCGAATGACTGACCTGCTTACGGATGATCGCTCCCAGCTCGCTCTGTCGGGGGCGGAATTGCACTGGCTTGGCCTTCTGAGCCAGCAAGAAATTGATTCCCGGCGTGACGCCGCCAACGACGCCTACGCCGCCTACGCCGCCGCCAACGCCGCCAACGCCGCCTACGCCGCCTACGCCGCCTACGCCGCCGCCTACGCCGACGCCAACGACGCCTACGCCGCCAACGACGCCAACGACGCCTACGCCGCCAACGGCGCCTACGCCGCCTACGCCGCCTACGCCGCCGCCAACGCCGCCGCCGCCGCCGCCGACGCCCGACGATGGGCCGTGAGACTCGCAACTATGATTCAGGAGGGATGGCAGCCGTGAGTGAAGAAATGGAGGATAAGACATGAAACGCTGGCTGTATCTGGAGTTTTGGTGGGCCATTCACAACATGATCGCCCATCCGTGCGAGCAGGTGTGCTGGTGGGCAAGTCTGTTCGGCTTGATCCGGCCAGTCGCAAAGGCGGGACAGTGGTTGCACGACTGGACGGTGCCGCAACATCACCCAGAGGAGGGCAGAGGCTGAGTGACCGCAACGCCTTCCTGCGGGCCATCTGCGAGCAGCCCGCCGACGACGCCCCACGCCTCGTCTTCGCCGACTGGCTGGACGAGAACGGCGAGCCGGATTGGGCCGATTTCATTCGCGTGCAGTGTGATATTTGGGACATCACAGAAGGCGATCACGCGGCACTGTGCTGCGTGAAAGGGTGCAGTGCCTGGCCAATCGGGCAGGAGTATCGGTGCAAGCAGTGTCGCCCCTGCTCTCTCGCGAGCCGATCGTGGGCACTCGCGCCAACGATAACTACGAACAACTGTCTGGCCCACATGTTTGACATCACTTGTCGCCGTGGCTTCGTCGCCGAGGTGGCCTGCCCTCTCGGCGACTGGCTCGATCATGGCAAGGCGATTTGCGAGCAGCATCCCGTCGAGCGGGTGCGGATCACGGATCGGGTGCCGTACTTCGGCGTAAGCGACAACGACTGGAGTTGGATTTACACGCCTCCTAACTTGATATGGGACGATAAACCGCGAATCCTTCCTTACGATGTCTGGCGACTCCTCGACCAGCACGACACGTCGTCCGCCCGGATGCGAGCAAAGCGGTATCGCACCCGCGAACACGCCCTGGCCCGCCTGAATGTCGCCGCCCTCACCTGGGCACGCAAGCAGGCGGGACTGCCGCCACTGAAGGAGAAGCAAGCATGAGCGACCGACTCGACGAGGCGAAGGCAGCATTGGCGGTGGCCTCGGCCAGCGGCACGGTCTGGCGGCACCGGAAAACCGGGCACCTGTACATGGTCTGGGGCCACTGCGTGATCGAGGCCACGCTGACCCCGGCCATCCTGTACACGCGGTGGCCGGAGCGGGATGTGTTCTGGGTGCGACCGCTGACGGAGTTTCTGGACGGGCGATTCGAGTGAATGCCCACGGGCAGCCCGACACATCAGGACCAGCCGAAGGAGACGACGTGAGCGAGCAGACACCGCCCATCTATGCCGACCTCCTGCGGCGAGCGCGGGAGGCCGAAGAGAGCCAGAAACACTGGCAGCAAGAGGCAGAGCGGCTGCAGGGCGAACTGGCCACCCTGAAAACACAGTACGAGATGCACCAGGAGGTGACGGAACATCTGGACGCGGTTCACGGCCGACTGCGGGCCACTCTGTCCCGTTGGCAGGACGCGGTCTATGACCTGCTACGAGCCGAGGACGGCTGCGACGACTCGGCATGCAACTGCGGCGGCGGCCTGTGTGCGGACTGCGGAGAGGCGAGGCTGGACGCGGTGCGGCGTCTGAGGCGTCTCGCTGGGTGGCGCTGCAAATCGTCGGAAGGAGGTGCGGGGTAAGTAAACCCCGCTCGGTCTGATCGCACCCACCTACAAGGCCCCGGCATTGCCGGGGCCTTGCTCATTTCTGGCGGCCGCCAGACGCATCTTGATGCCCACTAACGTGATCCGCAAAACTCCAGTCAGGGGGTGAGCAATGGCCGCACGCAAGGCCAAGCCGAAGGCGGCCCCTCGCAAACGACGGGGGCCGCCCTCCAAGGTGCCGGACGTGCGGGGGAAGTTCCTGGACGCGATCCGCACGGGCAACACCGTGACCTGTGCCGCCGCTCTGGTCGGCGTGGACCGCACAACGATCTATCGATGGTTCGACATGGAGGCCGCCCTTTCCGCGGACGATCCCGACCCAGACGGCTTGCGGGGTTTCCACGACGACTTCCGTCGAGCGATGGCCGAGGCGGAAAAGGCAGTCGTCGAGCCCATGCACAGTGCCGCCAAGACGGGCGACACGAAGGCGGCGACGTGGTGGCTGGAGCGGAGGCGACGAGCGACCTGGGGACCGGACAAGGAGGTCCTGCGGGCACTCCAGCAGCAACTGGCCGAGTTGACGGCGCGGGTGGCAGCCCTGGCGGGGGCCGGCGATGGGGGCGGCGAAACTGCTGCGGGAGGCGCAGGCCCTCGGCCGGACACTGGACCGGCTGACCACGGCTGATGCCGCCGCGGCGGCTCGACGGGCTGCCGAGTGGTCCCGCTGTCAGGCCGACCCGGCCTACTTTGCGGACGCCTACTGCCGCGTGCTGGACGAGGCCGGCGAGTGGGTGCCTTTCCGCCTCTGGGACGGTCAGCGGGCCGCTCTGGCCGAGGCGCTGGCCGGGCGGCTCTGCATCTGGCTCAAGGCCCGGCAGTTGGGCCTTTCCTGGCTGGCTCTGGCCCTGGCCCTGCACACGCTCCTGACCCGGCATGGTGTGACGGTCCTGCTGTTCTCGCTCCGCGAGGACGAGGCCAAGGAGCTCCTCGAACGACTCAAGGGGATGTACGGCCGCCTGCCCGCGTGGATGCGGCCACCCGAGACGGGTCGGCGAAGGAAGGATGCGGCAACGGAGTGGCGGCTGCCCAACGGCTCACGGGCCAAGGCGTTCCCCTCCAACCGCGGCGACTCTTACACGGCGGCCCTGGCGATCGTGGACGAGGCGGACCTGATTCCTGACCTCGACCGCCTGCTGGGCTCCGTCAAGCCGACCGTGGACGCGGGCGGCCGACTCCTGCTCGTCAGCCGGGCGGACAAGGCCCGGCCCGAAAGTGCCTTCAAGCGGACGTTCCTGGGGGCGCGGTCCGGAGCGAACGGATGGCGGTACTGCTTCCTCCCCTGGCATGCCCGACCGGACCGGACGGCCGAGTGGTACGCGGCGGTCACGACCGAGAGCCTGACCCGGACGGGGAGTCTCGACGAGGTGTACGAGCAGTACCCCGCCACGGCCGAGGAGGCCCTGGCCCCCCGGTCGCTGGACAAGCGCATCCCGGCCGAGTGGCTGGCCCGCTGCGTGGAGATTCGGCCACCCCTGGGGGACGAGTGGCTGGTCACTGCTGGACCGGCCGGCCGCGAGGTGGCAACCCGGCGACCAGCCCTGGCCGGCCTGACCGTGTGGGCCGCACCTGCTGGCGGCTGCGGCTACGTCATCGGTGCGGACCCGGCCGAAGGTAACCCGACGAGCGACGAGTCGGCGGCCTGCGTGCTCGACGCGAGTACGGGCGAGCAGGTGGCCTTGCTCGCGGGTCGGTTCGAGCCTCGGGTGTTCGCCGAGGGCGTGCGGGCGCTGGCGGACTGGTACAACCGCGCGGGTGTGCTGGTCGAGCGGAACAACCACGGGCATGCCGTGCTGGGTGCCCTGAGTGAGCCGGATGCGGCAGGCCGACGAGTCCGGCTCCTCGACGGCCACGACGGACGGCCTGGCTGGCTGTCCAACGCCCGGGGCAAGGCACTCCTGTACACGGCCGCGACCGAGGCGGCCCGCGACGGCCGGCTGCGACTCCGCGACCAGACGACGTGGACGCAACTGGCCTCGATCGAGGGGGCCACGCTGCGGGCACCGAAGGGGATGCACGACGACCGGGCCGACGCCTGTGCCCTGGCCCTCGTGGCGGCCTCGGGCGTAGCAGCCGGACCGAAGCTGGCCTGGAAACTCTGACGGAGGGCGACGGCGCGTGTGGGACCGGCTCGTCAATGCCTGGGCGGCACTGCGTGGCAAGGGGGCCGTATCCACCCCCGCGCCCGCGGCACCGGCGCAGCCACCGGAGACGACCCGCTCCCTGCGGGCTGCCCTCGGTGGCCGTGGCCTCGCCTGGTGGACGAGCGACCACGCCAACGAGGCCACCCACCTGACCGGGTGGACCTACGTCGCGGTCCACGCCAAGGCCAAGCAAGCCATGCAGGCCACGCTGGTCGTCGGCCGCAAGGCACCCGCTCGCGATGCCGTCCAGACCAAGGCCGCCGCCAACCCGGACGCCTACACGCCGGTCACGGACGTGCTGCCCGAGTCGCACCCGGCCGCGCGCCTGCTCACCCGCCCATCGTGGCGCTTCGACGGCGGCCTGTTCCGCTACCAGTTGATCCAGCAACTCGACACGACGGGCACCGCCCTGGTCTGGGCGGTCCCCAATTCGGCCGGCTCGCCCGCCGAACTCTGGGTGATCCCTACGGGGTCGGCGCAGCCGCAGCCGCCCAGCCCGACTTACCCCGAGGGGTCGTACCGCGTCTCGCTCGTGGGCCTGTACGCCACTTTTGGCCTGTCCGCCACCGCCGCGGCCGGCGTGAGCGCGGCGGCCGGTGCCATGATCGACGCCCGCTGGGTATGCCCGATCCGCTGGCCGCACCCGTTGTTCCCCGGCGATGGCCTGTCGCCGCTGGCGGCCGGCTCGCGCTTGGTGGACATCGCCGAGCAGGTGGACGAGGCCACCTGGCACGCGATGACCAACGAGGTGCGGCCCGGGACCGTGCTCGGCCTCGACCCGACGCTCAAGGCCGACCCCGACGACCTGGCGCGACTGCAACGTGCTCTCGACGAGATGAAGGGTCACCTGGGCCGCACGCTGGTGGTGCAGGGGGCCACGCCGCACCAATTGGGCCGCAGCCCGGCCGAACTCGACTACGTCAACGGCCGCAGTCAGGCTCGCGACAACGTGCTCGCCTTGCACGGGGTGGCGCCCATCGCGGCAGGTATCACCGAGGCCGGCTCCTACGCGGCGTTCATCGCCGCCATGAAGCAGACCACCGAGTTGTCGGTGCAACCGGAACTGGATCTGATTGGCGGTAGCCTGGGCCACTGGCTCGGCCGCTGGTACGGCACGGACCTGACGGTCACGCTGCAGGCGAAAGGGCACGACGACCCGGCCGTGCTGGAGGCGCGGCTCAAGACCGACCTGTCGGCCGGCAACGTGCTCACGGTCCGCGAGTACCGCGCCCTCCGAGGCGACCCGCCCTTCGGCGACGACCGCGACGATGCCTTCGCGGGGGCGAAGCAGGGCGGCCCGCCCGGTGGCCAGCAAGCGCCCGCCGCGGCCACGCCGGGCGACGACACCACGACGGGCGAGACGGCCCCCGAGGCCGACGCGCTGGGCGAGGGGCTGTCCGACCTGGCCGAGGAGCGGCAGGGCACCCCGGCCGACAAGGGGCTCTGGCGGTGGCGAGCCAAGGGCGGCGAGTTTGATGAGGCCAAGCACCCGCGAGCGGCCAATGGCCAGTTCGGGTCGGGGAGTGGCACGCCGGCCAGCGACAAGGACGAGGACAGCGACCAGCCCGACGACGAGCCCCAGGATGAGGAAGCGGTGTCGGCCGAGGATCGCAAGCGGGCGGCCGACGTGATCGCCGGCAAGGCCAGCCTCAAGCAGGCCAAGGCCCTGGCCGACGACATCGAGAGCCGCACCGACCTGTCGGCGGCCGGCCTCACTGGCGAGCACCGCGAACAGGTGGCGGCCGTGCTCGCCAAACTGCCCGCCAAGCGACTCCTCGACGTCCACGAGGCCAACGCGGCCGACGAGGACTCCTGGGAACTCGGTGCCGTCCGTGACGCGCTCAAGGCTCGTGCGGACAGTGGCGATGGCGACGACGTGGTCACCGGCCTGATCGACGGCGGCCACGATACGGCTTTCCTGGGCAGCCCCGACGCGGTGGCGGCCCACCTGGACGGCTACAAGCCCAAGGAGCTGGCGGAACTCCTGAACAACGCCGAGGTCATGGGCGACGCGGACGGCCACGCGGAGAAGGCCGTTCGCATCGCCTGCCGCAACGCGGTCGCGAGTGGAACCACCCCGGCCGACCGGGCCAAGACGGCGTTCAAGCTCGCCGACGAGGGCGTGGACCTGAGCACGCTCGACCTTGACGAGGATGCCGCGGCCCGCGACCTGGCCACGCTGCCCACCGCGAAACTGCAGGAGATGGCCGACAGCGGCAACGCCGGCGACCTGCCCGCCAAGGCGATGGAGCACAAGGCCCAGACCTTCACGGGTACCTTCGAGGCGGCCACGAAACTGGCCGCCGACGTGGACGACCTGGCCGGTGCCGACTCGCCCGCCGGCAAGGCGGCCCGCGCCGCACTGGCCCGGGCGATCGAGTCCGACGGCGAACCCCGCGACCGGGCCGCCCGCGTGCTGCGGCTTGCCGACGAGGGGTTTGACCTCGACTCGCTGCCTCTTGACCGCGGCCGCCTGCGTGACGACCTCGCGACCCTGCCCGTCCACGAACTCTGGCAGGCCCACGAGTCGCACCGCGTCACCGACCCCGACGGCGTGGGCAAGTTGACGGGCGAGGCGCTGGAGACGATCAAGCCGCCGCCGGCGACCCTTGACCCGGCCGCACCCGGCAAGACGGTCGTCCTCGACCTGCGGACCCTCACACCCGCCCAGCGGCAGGAGATCGGGCCGCTCATCGACGCGCTGCCCAAGGTGCGAGCGTTCGCGGGCCGCGGCACGGCGCTGATCAACGTGCCGCCTGAGTCCTCCTCGCTCATCGACGACGCGTTGTACCACGCCGACCCGGTAAGCCTCGACGACCCCGACGGCCGGGCAAGGCTGTTCGAGCAGAGCAAGGCCCCGGTGCAAGTAGCGGTGGAGCATGTCCCCAACGCGGCTCGGACGGACACGGGGGCAGCGGTGGCGGGCCAGAACCGCGTCAACCCGGCCGAGGTGCCGCAGTACAAGCGGGTCACACCCGACCTCTACGTCCGCTACGACCCGGCCACGGGGGACCACGACCTCGTGCCCAAGGCCGAGGTGCCCAGCCTGATCGGCGTGCGCGAGGAGCACCTGGAGGACGACCCGGACGCCGGCACGGGCGAGTCGCCCGAGAGTCCCGAGCGATTGGAGCGGCGGCGACAGCGAGCCGAGGCGCGGGCCGCAAAGCGAACGCGCAAGGGGCTTGACTGGTGGTGGCGAAAAGGTGCCACCTTCGACGAGGCAAAGCATCCTCGGGCGGATAATGGGCAGTTTGGATCAAAGGTCCGCGGCGTGAAGCAGGTGCTCTTTCGCAATGCGCAAGGGCATACCACCACCCGCACCATCGTTCAACTGGAGCAGGTGGTATGAGCCAACTTGACGCCAAAGACCTGGAACGCTTCGCCGCCGACGACTCGCAAGAGTTCGCGTTTTATCCGCCGGTTTCTGCCGGCGGCGACTCCAAGCGAGAGGACGAGAGCGAGGATACCCGTGGCGACTGACCTGTCCGGCCTGCTCGGCCGCCTGCGACGACGGCCCTCGCCGCGCCTGAAACTTCTGCCCGGCCCCGGCGGCCTCATCGGCTACCAGCCGGCCGCGCCCGAGGTCACGGCGGACACCGGCCGCATGACCGCCCTCGTGCGGGCTTCCTGTCCCACGGTGGACCGCTCGGGCGATGTGGTGATCGCCGGCGGTATCGACCTGGGCGACCACCAGAAGAACCCCGTGGTCCTGCTCGACCACTCGCGCGGCACGCCCGTGGGCAAGGCCGAGTCGCCGGACGGGGCGTACACCGCGCGGCTCGACGGCGATGCCCTCGTGGCCACGACTCACTTCGCGCAGGGCAACCGGGTCGCCGAGGAGGCGTTCCACCTCGTCGCGACGGGCGTCCTGCGCGGCGTGAGTGTGGGCATCCTGCCGAAGGCGGCCACGCCCAACCGCACGGGTGGCCACCGGATCGAGCGGTGCCTGCTCGTCGAGTACAGCCACCTGACCGTCCCGGACAACCCGGACTGCCTGGTGATCGCCGTCCAGAAAGGTCTGGGCGGCCGACCGTACAGTCTCCCAATCCAGAGGCTCCTCATGGCCGCCACCCCGCCGAAGCGCAAGCCCGTCGTCCGCGGCGGGTACACCCGCAAGGATGCTTACGACCCGATGGCTGCCGGGGTCGCCGGCCTCGATGAGCCGACCACGCCCGACCCGGACGCCGACCTGCCCAAGGTGCCGCCCGGCGCGCAGGCCCTCACCAGCCTCTACGAGTGGCTCATGCAAGGGGCCGACCAGGTCAGCGATGCGTCCGACCTGCAGGAGAACCCGCAGGTCAAGGACCACCTCGACGGCATCCTGGCCGACATCGGCGAGAAGGCCGGCGAGGTCGCGGCCCTGTTCGCTCAGGAGTACCCCGACCTGCCCGCCCTGTCAGACGACACCTCGGCCGACGACCCGGACGGCGATGCCGACGACCTCGCCCCGCTCCCCGAGGCCGAACCCACCGAGAAGGCCGGCGAGGGTGAGGAAAAGCCCGACGAGCAAGACGACGAGGAGGGCCAGAAGGCCCTGCGCCGGCGCAGGCTCAAGGTCAAGTGCCTGGCCCTGCACCGCCGCTGGCAGGCCCGGCACAAGGGGCTCACGCGCAAGGCCGAGCAGGTCGTCAGCGATGCGGCCGACCACCTCGACGAGATGGGCGGCTACGTCGGCAAGATGATGTCCACCCACCGCACGGCCTCTCGGACGCACGCCAAGGCCCTGCGCGGCCTGTGCAAGGGTATGGGCATGGCCGACGACACCGAGGGCGGGACGCTGCCCTCCAGGGGCGACGAGATGAAGGGCCTCGACCTGGCGGCGATCCAGAAGGCCCTTCAGCCGCTGCAGGAGCGACTGGAGCGGCTCGGGGGCAAGTGATGGCCAAGGTGAAAACGCCGGCGGGTCCGCCCGCATCGCCGGCCGACTCCTGCGAAACGTGCCGCTACTGGGACGGGGTCGGTGACGGCTTGGGCCGCTGCCGGCGCTACCCGCCCTCGGGCGGCACGCTGAAACCGACGACGACCGGCCCGCTGGCCCTGCATGTGGTCACGCCGGCGGCCGAATGGTGTGGCGAGTTCCGGCCCCGTGCCGGGTGAGCGAGGTACCGATGAGCGCGAAGCCGAACGACGCCACCCAGGCGGTCCTGGGGGCCATCGACAAGATCAACACCCGCGTCGAGGCCCTCGAAAAGGGCCTCTCGCAGCCGGTGTACCCCTGGGGCACCGGCCGGGCACCCTTCGTCACGACCGGCCCCGTCGGCCGCGACTCGGCCGGCTATTCCATCCTCCGCGCCGCGGCGCTCTGCAAGGGCTACCTCTCGCCCGAGCAGTGCAAGGAGGAGATCGAGGTCGGCCGACAGTTGGCGCAGATGTACCGGACCGAGGGCGGCTACGCGCCGACCTTCGGCGACGGGGCCACGCTGCTCGTGCCGTTCGCCACCGAGTACATGCCCCAGCACACCCCGGAGTGCCGCAAGCTGGCGGCCGAGGTACGCGAGAAGTGCCTGGCGATGGCCGGCTCCTACGACCCCGAGGAGGCTCGCTGGATCAGCAAGCGCCTCGGCGGGGCGTACAACAAGGCCCTCGGCACCACCAGCGATGCGGCCGGTGGCGTGATCGTGGGCTTCCCGACCCTGGGCGAACTGATCGACCTGCAGCGCAACCTGGAGGCGTTCCCCTCGGCCGGCGCGACCGAGGTCGCCCTGCCGGCCAACGCCCGCATGCAGTTCCCGAAGCTCACCGGCGGCTCGACGGCCTACTGGGTCGGTGAGGGGGGGGTGATCACCGAGAGCACGCAGACCACGGGCAACCTGGACCTGCAAGGCAAGAAGCTCGGCATCCTCACGAAGATCAACAACGAGCTCCTCCGCTACGCCTCGCCCTCGGCCGAGGGGTTGGTGCGGACGGACATGGCCCGGGTCGCGGCGCTCAAGAGCGACCTGGCCATGCTGGAGGGCACCGGCGGCACCCAGATCAAGGGGTTGCTCAACTACGACACCGCGACCTCGTGGGTGTCGGGCCAGGACAAACTGCTCGCGTACACGTCGGTTGGCACGCCCGCCGACGGCAACTCGGGCTATCCGTTCCAGCCCGAGGACGTGATGAACATGGAAGCGCAACTGCCCGACGCGGTGCAAGCGCCGACGGCCTGGATCGTGCGCAAGGACTGGTTCAACAACATCGCCAACCGCCGCGCCGACAGCGTGACGGCCGGCGATGGCAAGGGGCCGTTCCTGTTCAGCATCACGCGTGACATCGGCATGGGCGTGCCGATGGAGATGGCGGGCACCAAGGTCATCCGCACCCGCCAGGTGTCGAACACCCGCACCCGCGGCTCGGGTAGCACCTTCACCTACGCCCTGCTCGGCTACTTTCCCGACTGGGTGATCGCCCGCTTCGGCGTGATGGAGTTCCTCACGACCAACGTCGGCGACACGGCGTTCCAGAACGACCAGACCTGGCTGCGGGCCATCCAGATCCTGGACGCCGGTGCCCGGCACGCGGCCTCCTTCGTCCTGTGTGACCAGCTGGCCTTCTCCTGATCCTTCGTGCTCGCTGCCCGGCCCATCACGGGCCGGGCGCGGGCCGGACCGCACACCTGATCCCCGAGGAACCCATGAGCACGAAGATCCAGGACTTCGCCAACCAGGCGTACCTGAAGGCGGCCAGTGGCACGCCGACCGCCAAGACCAGCACGGTCACCGGCACCGGGCTGGACTTCATCACCGGCGATGGCCGGTGCTTCGCGATCCAGAACGTCGGCACGGTGTCGGGCACGTCGCCGACGCTCAACGGCAGGATCCAGGAGTCGGCGGACAACTCCACCTGGAGCGACGTGTCGGGTGCCACCTTCACGCAGGTGACGGCCTCGACCTCGCTGCAGATCATCACGTTCGACCGCACGCTCCGCTACCTGCGGTACGTCGGCACGATCGCCGGCACCTCGCCGTCGTTCGACCTCGACGTCCTGATTGGCGAGCAGAAGAAGCAACTCTGAGCCGGGAGGTGAACCGTGGCCCTGACGACGCTCTCTGCCGTGAAGACGTTCCTGAAGGTGTCCGACACCTCCGAGGACACGTTCCTCACGCAACTCCAGAGCGCCGTCGAGGCCGCGGTCGCCAAGCTCACGCAGCGGCAACTGGAGTCGGCGTCGTACACCGCGTACCTCTCGGGCAACTGGCAGCCGTCCATCTGCCTGCGGGAGTACCCGGTGACGGCCGTGGCCTCGGTCTACTTCGACCCGAACGGCTACTACGGGCAGGGGTTGGGGGCTTTCCCGTCCACGACCCTCCTCGTGGCCGGCGTGGACTACACGCTCCGCATGGACGCCCCTGACGGACTCTCCAGCCAGTCGGGGACACTCGACCGGATCAACGGCGTCTGGCCCGGCTCGTTCCATCGCCCGCCGGGCCGGCTCTCCTGGGAACGCATCAAGGGTCAGGGGAACATCAAGGTCGCCTACACAGCCGGCTACACGACCATTCCCGATGACCTGCAGGCCCTCGTCTGGCAGGCGGTCGGCCAACTGCGCGCCTCCAGCCCTGCGGGTTTGTTGGTCACGAGCGAATCTCTGGGCGGCTACAACTACTCGCTCGAAGCGGCCGAGCAAGCAGTCAATCGGGTGGCCTCGGCCGCCTCGATCCTGGCCCGCTACGCGCGCAAGGAGGTCGTGGTCGGATGAGCCTCGACTCCATGATGCGCTACTCGGTGGACTTCCGGGGGCCGGTGACGTACACGTCCGACACCCGGGGTGGGCAGTCGCCCTCTTGGCCGACCGTGCGGCAGGCGAGCGTCCGGGCCAGCGTGCAGCCAGCCTCGGGTCGCGTGCAGATGCTGTACGCCCAGCAGGGGATCGTGGTCACGCACACGGTGATCACGCGCTACGCGGGCGGGCAGGTAGGGGACGTGATCGTCCTGCCCGAGGGGGACTACTGCCGCATCGTGGGCCGTCGGACCAACCGGGCGATGGGGGCCATCCCCGACTTCACGCAGTATGACGCCGAACAGGTGAGCCTGAGCTAATGCCCACGAACAGCGTGATCCTGGCGGTGATGGAGAAATTCCGCGCCTCAGTGGCGGCGGCCGGTACGGGCGGCATTCACTTCGACGAGGCTGCCGAGCAGTCCGCGCTGCCCCATGTGGTGATCGAGGATGGCGGCGAGGTGCCGGCCTGGCTCATGGACCCGACCTACCTGGAGACGACCAGTCTCGTGATCACGGTCCGGGCCGCCACGCTGGAGACCGTCGAGAGTATCGCCGGGACGCTCAAGGACCTGCTCGACGCCCAGCGGGGACTGCCGCTGACGGGTACGACGCAGGTCAAGTGCTTGCGGGGCCGCTACCAGCGGGGGCTGGAGCGGCAGCGAGGTCCGAACGGCCAGCGGGTCTACTTTGGCCGGCTGGAGTACGAGATCGAGGTCACGCGGCGACGGGCCGCCACCTGAGGAGGGGTTCATGAGCCTGACCGCCGCGCAGATCGCCGCCAGCGTTACCTGGGCGACCTCCAAGACCATCACGGGGTTCGCCTCGACCAAGCAGGACCAGCAGTCCATCGGCAACACGATCACCTACGATGTGACGACCTTCAACCAGGAGTTCGCCGCCCAGTACACCATCGCGGCTGCCGGCACCCGGACGATCGACCTGACCTCGTTCACCAACGCCCTGGGCGAGTCGGTCACGCTCTCCAAGGTGGCCGCGATCATCGTCGTGGCGTCCGGGTCGTCCGTGAAGGTCGAGCCGGGGGCGAGCAACCCGCTGACGTGGTTCTTTGGCGGCACGACCCCCTCGATCACGGTCCCCTCGGGCGGGGAGTTCCTGTTCGCCCAGGGCACGGCGCAGACGGTGAATAGCACGTACAAGACCTTGCTGTTCACGAACACCGGCGGCTCGACCCTGACCCTGACCGTCGTCATCATCGGGGGGACCTGACATGGCCTTCTACAGCGGCATCAACGGCTACTTCAAGAAAGCCACTGCTGCTCTCAAGATGAGCGAGTGGACGCTGGAAATCAGCGTCGAGCCCCCCGATACCACGAACTTCGTGAATGGGGGCTACCAGTCCAACCTCGACGGCGTGAAGAAGGCCAAGATCACGGGCAAGGGGCCCTACGACTCGGGCTCCATGCCGTTCACCGCTGGCGAGGAGGCCACGCTGGTCGTGGGCATCTACACGGCCACCGAGTTTTCCGTGCCGTGCCGGATCACGAGCATTCGCATCGACAACTCCGTCAAGGACAAGCCGATGCTCGTGGTCGAGGCCATCTCGAACGGCTCCTTCACGGCGGCAGTTACCTGACGGGAGGCGGCATGACGAGCGTGAGTGCGGCGCTGGGGTCGGCGGGTGCGCCCATCGTGCTGCGGCACGAGGGGCGGCTCTACTCGTGCCGGCCAATGGACTTCGGCGTCATGAGCGAGTTCGAGCGGGCGTTGCAGGACCGGGCACGCGCCGACGTGCTGGCCCTGCGTCCGCACCTCTCCGCGAGCGAGTGGGCCGAGCACTACCGGGTACACCAGGATGCCTGCGTCTCGGGCCGCTACTCGTTTGTCGGCGAGTTCGCCCAGCAGGTCCTGGCCACTCAGGCAGGCATGCTGCTGGTCGGCCGGCTCCTCTTCGGCTTGAGCGAGGCCGAGTTCCTGTCGCTGGCCATCGCCCAGCCGGCCGAGGTCGAGGCGGCCGTCTCGCAGGCGGTGCGGGAGGGCATGCCGGCCCCAAAAGCACCGACGCCGACGACGGAGTCGGCAGCGTAGACCTCGACCGCATGTTCGCGGAACTGGCCGGCGAGCCCTGGCACCTGCGTCCCTGGGAGATTGCCCGACTCACCTGGCGGCAGGTGGCCACGCACTACAAGTGCCCGCGGGACAAGGAGGGCCGGCCCCTGCCGTCGCAACGACCCGTCCTGGGCGCGACCGCGACCCGCGCCGAGGCCTGGGCGGCGATGGCCGCAATGGGCATCTCGGCCGACCACCTGCGACAACTCGACGCCCAGTGGCGGGCGCGCTACGGAGGCGACCATGGCGCAGAGTGACTGGGGCGAGCGGGTCAACCGCGACAGCGGCACCAGCACTGGCCGGGCCGGCTTCTCGCTTTCGGGCGGCCGTGCCGAGATGAAGTGGACGGTGCCGTACAACGACCTGTCCACCTTCCTCACGCAGGCCCTCGGCAGCGCCAAGGCGGGGTCGGACGGCCGCATCGTCCGCACCCTACCCCGCACGCACCCGCAGTACCCCTGGCTGGTCTGCACCGCCTGCACGAACATCCTGGGCGTGGGCATCCCTTCCGACGGCGGCCAGCAAGCGGCCGTCGCCCAACTGGAAGCCCCGTCGCTCTACGCCTTCCAGCGCTTCACGCGATACGAAATCACCCTGGAGTTCAACCAGGTCCCCTACTCCATCCTCTCCAACGACCGCATCTCGACGGCCCGGGTGACGTGGTACGACACCGACGGCTCGACCGTGGACTCGCGCTACGCCACCGAGTACGACCGCTACTGCGACTGGGAGTACGAGCCGGGTGCGGAGTACATCACGGCTCAGCAAGGGCAGATGGTGTTCAACGTCAACGGCGGTGCCGCCCCCGACGGCTACGCCTTCGCGGGCCAGCCCCGCCTCCTGCTCAACCAGTCCCTGATTCGCTTCCGCTGGATGATGGTGCCCTGGAGCTTCGTCACTTCGGCCAACTCGTGGATCACCAACCGGGTGGCCCACGTCAACCAGCTCCAGTTCATGACGTGGCCTGCTGGGAGCCTGCTCTACGTCGGCGCGGCGATCAAGCGGTACACGCCCATCTTCCCGTCGGTGGTGGCCACGACGGGTGACACCGTATCCTTTTCGCTGGACAAGCTTTGCGACATCGAGTTCCGCTTTCTTTACACCAAGCGCACCCGCGCCGCAGACCCGGCCACGCTCACGAACAACAACTGGGTGGCCCAGGGGCACAACCTGCAGCCGTGGTACGGGGACAATGGGTACTACATGGCGCAGACCCTCAAGGCGGGCGTCAAGGGGCCGCCAACCTACCCATCGTTCCCGTTTCAGCTCCTGTTGACCAACCCGGACCTGGAGGGTTGATCCATGCAGGCCGCACTGCCCGCGCTCGCGAAGCTCAAGGAGCAGTTCAGCGACCCGCTCGGTCGCGTGGGCGAGGTGCTCAAGGGGATCACGGGCACCTTCGAGCGGCTCGGTGCCGTGCTCACGCCCTTCGTGCAGGCGATCAACCCCGCCGCCGTGCAGGCGTTCAGCATGGCCATGCGGGATCTGACGGCCGTCGTCGGCTCGGCCGTCGCGCCGGCCTTGCAGGCCACGACCGCGGCCGTGCGGCAGTTCGGCGGCTGGTTCCTGACGGCCTTCAACTCGATGCGGCCCCTGTTCGACAAGCTGGCCGGCGTGGTGAGTCAGGTACTCACGGTGCTCACGGAGTTCGTGGCGTCAAGCGTGCGAGCGTTCGGGCCGGTGCGGGACTCGCTCGGGCCGGTCATCACGGCGCTAGGCGCGATCTTGCGGGGGCTGGGCGAGGCGTTCCGCGTGGTGCTCGTCTTGCTCGGCGCGGTCTTCTCGCCGCTCCTGATCCTGCTCGGCCAGACGATGCGCAACCTGCTGCCGATCTTCGATGCGATCGCCGCGGCCGGCAAGATCGTTGCCGACGTGATCACCGTGCTATCGGCCGGCTTCACCGCGATGCTCCAGACGGTCGTGCAAGCCTTTGGCGGCTTTGACCTGGGCAAGCTGGCCCGCCAGATCGTGGATGGTTTTCAGGCGGTCGGCCGGCAACTGATCCTCTTCACGGCCATCCTCGCCAAGGTGATCGGTGCTGTCTCTTTCTTGGACGGCATGATTCGGGCGCTCTCGGCAAAGCCCACCGACACGACAGGCTTCGCGGCCGTGGGCGCGGCCTTCAAGGGCATCGAGGCTCTGGGCAAGGAGATCACGCAGGCGGCCTACGTCGCGGCGGGCAAGGCCGGTGGCGAGATGAAGACCGAGGACTATTTGGCCGGCCTGCTGGATGAGGTGAAGGGGATTGCCGATAGCAATATCTCGCTCTCGACGATCATCCGCGCGGCCGTCGCCGAGGGGTTTGTTCAGGCCCTGGAGAGCGCCAAGGGGGCCGTGTTCGACCCGGGTGGCCCGGGGGCAAGCATCGTCGGCCGGGCGCTACCCTTCATCGCCGGCACCTGACTCACTTTTTCGGCCGCATGATCGAGCCACGCAGCATCACGGCCCCAGAGCCGCCCAGAGCGGTTGCCGGGGCCGTGATGCGTACCTCCGTGGCCTGGTCGATCACCGGATCGAACAGCATCACTGTCGTGTAGCACTTGCCCGGGTGCAGGTCAATCGGCCCGCCGGCCGACGCCGAGCGGGTGCAGCCGCCGTTGGCGTCTTTGTCGAGCAGGCCGAGGACCTCCGGGTCGAGGCCGAAGCCGGCCGGCATGGCCAGCCACGAGTACTCGTTCCCATGCTCGTCGGCGGCCTTGGCCAGGCCGCCCCAACCGGTGAACCGCACCAGTTTGGTCGGTGAGGCGTTCGAGAGCCGGACGACCACGCCCAACCCCTTGCCAAGGTCGGAGTACGCGCCACCGCGACGGCCGAACACGGCTCGCGGGCCGGCGCTCAGGACCGTCACCGTCACGTCACCCACCTTGGCAGTATCGCCCACCTTCGACCAGTCGGCGGTTGGGGCGTCGGCCGGCTTTCCGGGCGCGGTCGGCTCCGTCGCCCCGATGGGCGACGACGGAAGTGGCAGGCTGGTGGCTGGCACGCCCCCGCACGCCAGGGCGCTGGTGAGGGCGACGGCCAGGAGCAAGGCTGTCAGGGTGCGGGGCATGGATGCAGGCTCATGGGTGCGGGCGACTCACTCAGCATGCCGCGCGGCCCGCCAGGTGGCAAGGTAGGCAGTCGCACTTCGCCTCGACACCCACTCACGCGATCCGGCAGGCTGGGAGTACCCAGCCACCAGGGCCGCCCGATGGACAGCCGCATCCCCGCCGACCTGATCCGGGCCGAGATCACGGCCCGCACAACCAGCAGCGGCACCTACGTCTACTCCTGGAAAGAGAAGGTCATCGCCCCGGCGACGGGTGCGCTGACCGATGCCGTGCCCGGTCGGACGGGGAGTGCCACGTCCTCGCCGGCCTACGAGGCGAACAACTACGCCGTCTCGACGGGCACGCAGGTGCTCCTTCGCCTACGAGGCATAAAGGGCGGCCAACTCATCTACGAGTTCGACGCGCCGGGCGGCCCGCTGACGGTGCAGCGATCCGACGGCACGCAGACGCAGACGGGCACAACGCTCCAGCTTGCCCCGACAGCCATATGGTCGGTTACCTCCGCGACAACGGGGACGGTGACGTGCCAACTCGCCTCGGCCTCGGGCTCGGCGGCGGGGTACGTGACGGCAGCGGACCAGTTTTTTAAGGGCAGCAAGTACCTCAACAGTTCCGACGCGTGGAAGGTCGTCGGCAGCACCTATGAGGTGCATCATGGCTTCGTGACGGCTCCCTGGGGAGGCGACTACGGCGGTTTGAAGGGCACGGGCGTGCGCGATGTGAACTTCGTGCTCGATCCCGTCTATGGCCGTGCTGTGCTGTACCAGGGCACGGGCATCGCTTCCTATTACACCTACGACGGCTCGAGGTTCCGGGGCGGGCAGACGCTTGCATCGTCAACCTCGTACCCGTTCAAGTTTGTCGGGGGGTTGTTCGACGGGGTCAACACCGCCCTCGGCGACATGATCTACGGCAACGGCTTGACCTGGGCGAGGCTGTCGGCCGGCTCGGACGGGCAGTTCCTCAAGCTGTCCGGGGGTGTTCCCACCTGGACGACGGTCGTCGTTGGCTCGGGCACCGTCACGTCGGTCGGCCTGTCGCTTCCCTCGATCTTCAGCGTTACCGGCTCACCCGTCTCGACCTCGGGCACGCTGACAGCCACGCTGGCCAGCCAGAGCGCCAACCGCGTCTTCGCTGGCCCCTCGACGGGTGCGGCGGCGGCCCCGACGTTCCGCGCTTTGGTCGCGGCGGACCTGCCCTCCTCGGGTGTGTCGGCGGACACCTACGGCAGCGCCACGCAGGTGGCCCAGATCACGACCAACGCACAAGGGCAGGTGACGGCCGCGAGCAACGTCACCATCGCGGTCGTCCCCACGGGCATGATCGCGCCCTACGCCGGCTCCTCGGCCCCGACCGGCTACCTTCTCTGCGACGGGTCGGCGGTCAGCCGCACGACCTACGCCACCCTCTTCGCGCTGATCGGCACCACCTACGGCTCGGGCGATGGCTCGACCACTTTCAACGTGCCCGACCTGCGAGGCCGGGTGCCGATGGGCGTGGACGGCACGGCGGCCCGTGTGACCAGCGCCAGCACGGGTGGGGCCAACGCGGACACCCTCGGCGGTGCGGGCGGTGCCGAGACGCACACGCTTGGCACGACGCAGATCCCCAGCCACAGCCACCAGCAGCAGAAGGCAGCCAGCCCTACGGGTGGCACGCTGGAGTATTACACCATCGCCGGGACCACAGGCTCGACTCCCACCGGCAACTCCCGCCCGGCCACGCAGACCACCGGCGGCGGCGATGCCCACAGCAACACCCAGCCCTGGCTGGCCCTGAATTTCATCATCAAGACCTGATGCGAGGTGTCCCGTGAGCATCCCCGCCAGCGCTGCCCTGATCGTGCCCGCGGTCCCGGAGAAGACCTTCGACCAGTGGACGGTCGAGTCGCTGACCATGTCGGGCAACGGCATCACCAGCCCGCGCCGGCTGGTCGGTGTCAACCGTCGCTGCCGGGTCGTGGACCCGACGCGGATCGCCTACGCGGATGCGTGGGAGGCCGCTCCCGACTCCGACCGCCGGATCGGTGTCCTGGCCGGTGAGACGCTGCCCGCCGGCACCAACCCGGTCCTGTCGAGCGTCAACCTGACCGAGTTGCGGGTGGGCGACCTGAACGCCCTGGCCCTGACCGACTCGCGGATCGCCTCGGCGATGGACGCACTGGTCACGGCCTACGTCGCCGTCTGCACGGAGCAAGGGCTCCTCTGATCCCCTTGGATTGACCGCCACTCACGCAAGTCGGGACGATGGGACATCGACCCCGTCCGTCACTGACCCCCGCTCGGAGTTGCGGCCGTGGATCTGACTGCCATCAATCCCGCCTGGGGGCCATACGTCGTCATCCCCCTGGCATTCGCCGGCTTCGTTGCGCTCGCCCGCTGGTTTCTGACCACGCAGTCCACCGACCGCAAGGAAACGCTCGCCGCCTTTGAGCGGGTGTGCGCCTCGCAGCGGGAGTCCTCGGAGCGGATCGCCGCCGAGGATCGCGCCGCCGTCGCTCGCGGCTTCGAGCAGGTGCTTGCCGAGGTGCGCCACCTGCGCCCTTTCGATCACGAGGCCGACGTGACGGCCGACGTACCGAGCCGCAACGGGCACGCCTGCCCGCAGCGGCACCACCCGGAGCACGACCGATGAGCAATCCCCGCCGGTACGGCTGGGTCCGCGACCTGCCCGACTTCCGGGACCTGCGCTATACCGCCCCGATCCGGTACGCCCTGCCCCCGGCCGTGGACCTCGCCGTCCCCCCGCTGCCGGCTCCGTTCGAGCCCGCCTGGGACCAGGGGCGGATTGGCTCGTGCGGCCCCAATTCCTGCGCCGCCGACATCGTCTTCGCGCTCCTGCGACAGCAGCAGGCCCCCACAGCTTCGATGCCGTCGCGGCTATTTCTCTACTACAACGCCCGGCAGTTGATGGGCACCATCAACTCGGACTCCGGCGTGTCGAACCGGGACATGCTCAAGGCGCTGGCTCGCTGGGGCTGGTGCGATGAGAGTCTCTGGCCCTACGACCCGGCACTCCTGGCGACCAAACCCCGCCAGGAGTGCTACGACCAGGCGGCCGGCCGCAAGATCGGGCAGTATCTGAGCGTCCCGCAGCAGATCGACCAGATGCGGTCCTGCCTGGCCAGCGGCGACCCCTTCATCTTCGGTTTCACGGTCTACGAGTCGTTCGAGTCCGACGCGGTTGCTCGCACGGGCGTGGTGCCCATGCCGGGTCGTGGAGAGTCGGTCCTGGGCGGCCACGACGTGCTGATCGTCGGCTACGACGATGCGGCGCGGCGCTTCAAGTTCCGCAACAGTTGGGGGCCGCAGTGGGGCCAGGGGGGATATGGCACGATCCCCTACGAGTACGCGACGAGCCCGCAACTGGCGGGCGACTTCTGGACCGTGCGCGGTGCGCCGGTCCCCGCCCCAACCCCGACGCCTACGCCGCCGCAGCCGACCCCGGCTGCCACGGTGGCCGTGCCCGCGGCCGTGCTGGCCGATGCCCTGCGAGCGGGCGGCTACACCGTCACCCCGCCTGCCTGACCCGAGGGAGGTGCCCCGTGGACGTGAAGGCCCTGCTCTGCCGCCTCGACGCGGTGGCCACGCTGGAGGACGACTGGGACCATCTGGGCAGCCTGGGGCCGTGGCCATCGGCCGTGAGTGCCTGCCGCGACTTCGTCCTCGACCTCGACCGCCGCACGCATGGGCTCGTCGCCCTGCTGCCGCAGCCGGAGGTGGTGGTGACCCCAGCCGGGTCGATCCGGCTGGCGTGGGACGACGTGGCGAGCGACCGGGCCTTCGATGTGGAGTGGCAGTCGGGGGGCGCGGGCCACTGGTCGTGGTGCGTGCCGGCCGACCTGCGAGCCGAGGGCGGGCCGCTCGCGGAGGAGGGCGGTCGGGTCCGCGAGTGCCTGCGACTGTTGCTCGGGTTGAGGTGAGGGTGCCCGTGTGCGAGTCGTGGCGACTGCCCTGCTGTGCGTGCTGACTCTGCTGGCCGCGCTGGCCGCTGGCCCGGCGTTCGCGCAGGAGAAGCCGGCCGTGCCGCCAGCCCTGGAGCGATTGCCCGTGCCCGATGACGCTTCGCGGGCGGCGCTGGCCGACGTGGAAGGCCGTCTGGCCCGCAAGCAACTGTCCCCGACCGACGCGCTGTTCCTCCGCTACGTCTGGGTGCGCAACGACGGCCCCGACGCGCAAAAGGTCGTCGCTCTGACCATGAACTACGTCTCGACCAACCCGAACATCGCCCGTCCCCTCCCCGTTGCCGGCGGCATGCTGGCGCTCGTGGACCTGCGGTCGTTCGCGCCGAAGGCCGAGGACACCAACCGCCTCCTGCGCGTCTGGGAGGAGTTGCGGTTCAACCCGGAGTTCTCGCTACTCCTGACGCCGGCCACGCTGGAGCGGGCGGCCGACGAGGGGCAGATCGTGCGCGTCAAATCACGCGGGACCGTGCAAGAGACTCGCAAGGTCAAGAAGGTCTGGCCCGGCGGCAAGGACGCCCGCGGGCAGGAGTTCCCGAAGGGGTTCGAGTACGAGGCCGAGGAGACGGTCGAGGTGCCGGCCGGCACCTCGACCTGGCGGAGCGTGAAGGTGGCCGACGCCGCCCGGGCCGGCGATGTGCTGCGGTTCAATGCCCCGCACCTCGATGCACCCTCGCATGAGCGGTTGCAGGACCTGCTCAATACGGAAGCCCCCGTCGTCGAGTGGCGCTACCTCGTGGCTCGCTTCCTCTCGACGATCCGGGGCAAGGGGGTGTACCGCCAGGTCTTCGGCGGGCTCTACTACGACGCCTCGGGGATCGTCCGCAAGCCGGCCAGGGGGACGGCCGAGGACGCCCTCTTCGAGTCGCTGGGGCTGGGCAAGGTCGATGCCGGGTTCACGGCGAAGGACCTGTTCGAGCGGCTGGACGGTGACTCCCGCGTCGGGCTGGCTCGCTCCAATGTCACGGGTAAGCCGCGGCGGATCGACTTGTTCCAGCACCCCAACGTGCGCGATTTCGCCGGCCTGATCTCGGTCACCCACGACCCCTCCGACGACACGATCGACGTGGACGAGGACCCGCTCTACAACCTGGCCGAGTTCAAGGACGCCGCCCGCGAGATCATCTGGGTCAAGACCAACGGGTTGCACGGCTTCGCGCTGACGAACGCCGCCGGCGACTTGCAGGATGAGGCCCCGCCCGACATCGTGCGCGACCACGAGATCCCTGCCCCCTTCACGGGCCGGTTGGAGTGTGCCGTTTCGTGCATCCGCTGCCACAACCTCGGCGGCGACGATGGCTGGAAACCGGCCCCCAACGACGTGCAGGACCTCATCCGCAAGGATGGGGGTGTCTTTGATGACACGGGCCTGGTCAAGAAACCCAACGTGCGGGGGCGCAAGGAGACGGTGGAGCGGTTGGCCGCGCAGTACCGGGGTGACCTGTCCAAGATGTTCCGGCGGGGCCGCGAGGACTACGCCGAGGTGCTGTTCCGGGTGACAGGGCCGTGGTTCAAGGACAGCAAGGCGGCCGATGCCAAACTGGCCGCTCGCATGGCCGGGGAGGCGATTGCAAACGCGTGGCGGCGGTACAAGTACGACCTCGTCGATGCACGCTCCTCGCTGGCCGAGGTGGGCATTGGCGTGGCCGCACCGGCTGCCCGGCTGGCGTTCGCGGCGGTCTTCCGGCCGGCGAGCGAGGCGGACAACGGCGAGTTCGTGGCCGAGGACCCCGCGATCAAGTTGATTGCCAGACGGGCCGGCGTCACCCGCCCCGTCTGGGCGCTGACTTACTCCTTCCAGATGACCCGGGCCGCGAAGGCACGGGCCGAGTTGAAGTTCGCCGACCCCAAGCCGGCCGCCGTGCCGGGAGGCAAGTGATGCGACTGGCCGCGTTCCTCTTTTGCCTGGCCTTGCTGACCGGCATGGTCCTGGCCCTGATCCCCTCGCCGGCTGTCGCGAGCGACTACGCCGACGGCTACGTCGGCGGGGACTACACCTACCGCGACGGCTTCTGGTGGGCGGGCGGCTACCCCTATACCCGCGAGAAAGTGTACTCGACCGCGTACACAATTGGTTACAACCACTACGGCCAGCCCTACTACGTCCCCTCGACCACCTGGGAGTGGCGGTACACCCGAGCGGCGTACTACCGCGACAAGGGTCCGGAAATGCCCAAACCGACCGACCCGGGCTGGCGGGCAAAACTGCTGGAGATCGCCGCCTACCGCAACCAGGCGGAAGCCAAGCTGCGGGCCAGCGCCCAGGAAACGGCCGAGTTTCAGGAGTGGGTCAACACCCTGGGGCTGACGGGCAATTTCCGCTGGGACGGTTTCGGCCGGGAACCGTACCGCGTACAGGGAGTGCGGTCCAGTTACGCCGCCTTCGGCGAACACGGCCTGACCGGCTCGACGCAGTACGGCTACTCCACCGAAGCCGCTCTCAAGGTCTACGGCGATACCGACCTGAATGCCCTGTACCAGCAAGCGTCCCTGCTTGCTCAGGGGGCGCAGGGGCTGGCGGGGCAGGCGGCCGGCGACCACGCCAAGCTCACGCAGCAGGCGGCCGATGGCGCGGCGCGGAGTGCCGAGATCATCGCCAAGGGGATCGCCATCCGCGAGGCGGCGCGGGCCATGAACGCGGCCCCCTCGGCCGACGTGAAGGTCACGACGAGCGGGGCCGGCTCGACCGCGGGCGCTCTCCCGGGTCCGCCGGCTGGCGGACCGCTACTCACCGCGCCGCCGGATGGCAACGCCCTGGCCGCGTGGAAGGGGTCGGCCGAGCGGTGTGCTGCGTGCCACAACGAGGCCGACCGCACGAAGAACCACGGCTTCACGCTCGCGGACTACCCCCGCATGAAGTTCGCGGAGCGGGTCAAGGTATGGGCGAGGCTCCACCACCCCGACCCCAAGAAACGGATGCCGCCCGATCCGGCCAAGCCACTCACGGAGGCCGAGTTCCGCGAGTGGGTCAACTTGCCTTCCTCCTCCTGATGCCAGAAAGCGAGGTGCCCGTGCGTACCCTGTTCCTGCTCCTGATCCTGGCCGTGATGCTCCTGGGGCTGCCCGAGGCCGCCAGGGCCGGCCACTGCAACGCTCCGCCGCCGGTTGCCTTCGGCGGCCGTGCCCCGCAGACGGTCGTCCTGTTCGAGGACAACCGCCGCTTCGGCCCGCCGCCCGTCGTGCTGGGCAGCGTGCCCCGGCAGACGACCGTGATCGATTTCGGCCGCCGCGGCGGCTTCTTTCGCAGGCGGGCGGACCTGACCGTGATCGAGTTCGGCCGCTGAGAGGAGGTGATCCCATCTCCCGCGCGCGGCCGGCGGGTCAGGCGGCCGGCAGTCTCCCCACCCCGGCCGCCGGCGGCCGGGGTTCTTCTTCCCCGAGGTGAAGCATGGCAAGCGATGTGACGCCGACGCCGCCCCTGAAGCCGGGCTGGCAATCGACGGAGTTCTGGCTGGCCCTCGTGCCGCCAGTCTTGGCGATCCTGACGACGTTCGGCCTCCTGACGCAGTCGCAGGCCCAGGAGTGGGCGGGGGTTGTCCAGAACGTGATCGTGGCGGTAGCGGGCCTCTTGGCGACAGCGTGGGCGGCCACCCACTACGCGGCCGTCCGCACCCAGGCAAAGGTGGCGGTCATCCGGGCGGCCGACCCGGGGATCGTGCGAGGCGTGATAAGCACGTCTGGCCCTACCTACACGACCTGGGGCGGGCCGGCACCCACGCCGAAGCGGCCTCCCGAGACGCCCCCGTCGGCGAACTGAACGGCCGTATCGGGGTGGACTTCCAGCGAGCGCGGCGGCGGCGTAGGATGAGAGAAATCCGATCCGACGTCGGCCTGCCGCGACCGGGACGGCCACCGCGGCACCGCAGGGCCGACCCGACGCGCCGGCCTGCTACCGCCCGTCCGCGGGGCTGGTCCGCCGGAGGCCACCCGTGCAGCCCCACCGTCCGGCGATCTCCCCCTTCACCTCTGCCTGTCGCGGGGCACCTCGCCCCGCCGCGTCTCGCTACGACGACGGCATCCCCGAGCGGCACCCCGGCCCACCGGCCGAGGTGGCCGGTCCGCCGGCGGTCGTCTCGCTCTCCCAGATCGCCCAGGCGGCCGGTCGCTCCCATCGGACGCTGGAGTCCTACCTGCACCAGCGGCGAGGCGGCCGGCGTGGGCCTGAGCCGGTCGGGCGGGGGTACAACCCCGGCGGGCACGGCCGGCCGCTCCTCTGGGCCACCGAGGCAATCCGGCCGTGGCTCCTGCAGGTTTTCGGCCGCTGCGAGTTCGCGGGCGGCCTGGCCCCCTGCGCCGTCCGCTACGAGCCGGTCGCACGCACCCGCCTCACCTGGGCGGCCAGCCGGATGCCTCGACGGACCCGGCGGCGTAAGGTCCGGCCGATATAGGCCACGAACGGCCCGCCGAGGTGGTCTGCGCGCCGACGCAGGCGAACCTCCTCGGGTAGCTCCACCGCCATCACGGGGAACGGCTGGGCGTAGTCCGCGAGCGTCAGTTGCGGGGCGATCTGCTCCAGCGCCAGGTATTGCCGCCAGGTCGGGCGGAATACCTTCGGCCCCTCGCCGTAATAGCGGGCGAGCAACCAGGCGTCGATGAGGCTGGCCGCCTCGCCGGAATGCTGTCGCAGCCACTCAGCCACGACCGGGGAAGCTCCTCGGGTCTCGCACGCGAAGCCGTCGCCTGCGAGACGGATCAGGCCGAGGCTGTGGACCTCCAGATAGGCGTCAAGGAGGCCGGCCCGTCGGTAAAGGTCGGCCTCCCCGGCGAGCGTCGTGGCACGGTAGGCGGGGGGCACGATCACGATGGTTCCTCTTTTGCCCAGTCCGCCACCCGCACGGCTGGCCCATCAAGTTCGTGGCGGCACCACTGCACCTCCACGGGCCAACCGACCAGACGGCCCGAAGAGCGCCCCTCGGCGGTGGCGGCCCGCACATCCGCGGCAACCCGGGTTGCCAGCCACCAGTCCGCCGCGTCCTCCTGCCAGGTGATGCGGCCGTCCGCATCCACCTCGCCCCACCATCGCCAGTCGTCCCACCCCGGAGCGCTGGCCGACTCGTCGGTCCAGCGGAGGTAGAGCCGTCGCCCACCTGGGACAGCACCTACCTCCTCGTCCCGCCAAGCAAGCCGCAGGGACCGGACAATGGCCCGGTCAATGTCCGTGCTCATGATGCACCCTCGGTCGCGGCCCTGAAACTCGCCGCTCTCCAGTCCCGGAACGCCGCAGCCGACGCGGGCGGCAGGGCGGCCAGGAACTCGGCCAGGCGATGCTCGTCCAGCGCGACCGCAAGCGTCAGCGTCGAGCGGGGGCCGCGGAATTGCACCTCGGCCCGGTCCGGCCCCGACACCTCGCCCAGGCGAATCTGCACGCCCCAGGAGGTGTCATGCCACACCTCCCAGGCCAGCCGCGTCTGCGGGGGCGGCGGAAACGGCCCGGGGTCGTTGGCGTCCTCGGCCGCGCGGCGGATGAGGCACTCGGCCGGGTGGCCGATTTCGGCCAGGCGATCCGCCACGATCAGCCAGGCATCCCGGTCGCGTTGAGCACCCAGCGGAGCATGCACCAGGGTGCGAAGCAGAGCGAACGTATCGGCGTCCAGGTGCTCACTCACGGGGCGGCTCCTTCGCGGTGGGGACAAGCCACACCTCCGGTGCCCACCACTCCCCGCCGCCGACGCCCGAGGTGATGTTCTCGGGCCGCCAGAAGTGCCGCAAGGCCGCGAACATCGCGTACCCCTGAGCGAGGTCAAGCTTGGCCACCCGGGCCGCCAGCGCCCGGCAGGCGTCCCGATCGGCGACGTGAGCGGGCAGGACGACAGCCCGGTGGGCGTACTGGTCGAGCAGGTCGCGGGCGAGCCGCTGCCCCCAATCCCAGGCGGCCGAGCGGGCCTCCTCGTCCCGCACCTCGCTGGGCAGCGGGTCGTCCGGGTTGTTCAGGGCGGCCAGCCGGGTCCAGTCCTCGGGCGAGAACTCCTCGGCGTTGCGGCGGCCGGCCTGGGCGACGGCCGCGTGCCAGTAGGCGAGCGCCTCCCGCACCGCCTGGGTGATGTTCCCGGCCGATGCGGCCAGTGCCGCCGCCTGGGCCAGGGAGCCCTGGCCCAGGCGTAGTCGCGTGTACTCCGTGCCGTCCGTGCGGGCCATGTTGCCTCCAGAGAACAGAATTGCCCCGGCCGCTGGCCGGGGCGTGGGTGGGGTACGGGGTCAGTCGCAGATCCGGCCGTGGCGGATGCCCGCCCGGTAGGGCAGGCCCCGCTCGGCGGCGATGGCCTTGGCCCGGGCCACCATCGGGGCGCTCACCTCGTGGCCCGAGGTGGTGTCGCCGACGGAGTCGTACCGCCGCCAGGTGAGCACCCCATCGACCCGGCGGGAGGCTCGGTAGATCGCGGTGACGTACACCGGCACGCTCACGCGGCGGCCGCCGATGCGGAAGGAGGCCATGTTGGTCCCGTCGCGGGCGACGGTGACGCACAAGGCACCCTCGGCGGTGACCTGGAGCCCCTCAGCCAGGGCGTCGGCCAGGGCCATGCGGGCGACGGGGCAGGATTCGGCGGCGGCGGCTAGGGTGGAAATCGTGGACATGGTCGAAGTTCCTGTCGTACTCGGCGTCGCGTTGTGCTCGCCGTCGTACACCCATACTATAGACGTGTGGCGTCGGCATGTCAACAGCGTGGCGTCGAAAATCTGGAGAATTTTTGCAAGGGATAAGGTCACTCGCGGGGTGGCGGCGCGAGGACGCTGTCCGTAGCAGCGAGTAGCACCCGGTGGCCGAACTGCTGCTGTGTCTCGCCGGTGGCAGCCCTTGCCGCGTTGACGCGGGCCAGTTCCTCGGGCGTGAGGAGGACGGCAAGGGAGTGGGCGTCGGCGGGCCGAGTGCGGGGCCGACCTCGGCCACGTCGAGGCGGGTCAGCGGCTGGCATGGGTAGTCTCCGAATAGGTACGGGCCGCCCCGTTGCCGGGGCGGCCTCTGGTGGCGTGTCAGCCCCGGCGCTGGCCGGGGCGTGGGGGGGGTCAGCCAAGCGATTCCCGGGCCGCCTGGCCAACGGCGACGAACAGCGGGATGCAATCCCTCTGCACAGGCACGCCGAGGGCGTACCCGAAGGCGTAGATGGCCTCCCATGTCCTACCGCAGGACAGGAAGCCGTCATCGGCAGCCTCGGCGGCGGCTTCGAGCATTCCCCGCTCCCGCAAGAGCGGGAGCATCCAGCGGGCGACACGCTGGATTTCCGCCTCCGTTGGCGGCCGGCCGTACTCGGCCGCCGAATAGGCGTCGATGCTGTCGGAAACGGCTTGGCTGACGGCGTACTGCCGCCGAGCCTCATCCTCCTCCTCCGGATCCGGCTCCAGGGGCGAGTGGTCCTCGCATCGCGTGAGGCAGCCGTCGCCGGTGAGGCCGGAGTACCCGGCGTATCCGCCGGGCATGGTGAATAGCGTGCCTTGGAAGTGACAGCCACAGGGGGCCGTCAGTGAGAGTGGAGTCCTCGTCGAGGCTCCGTGGCGGAGCGTCTCCCCCTTCTCTCGGACTGCGTTGTCCCAATCGGCATTGGGCGAGTACCGGCGGTACTCGCTGGTCAGCACCACACTGCTCATGTTTTTCTCCTTTGTCAGCCCCGGCCATCGCCGGGGCGTGGGTGGGGGGGTGGGGGTCAGCCGACGACCCGAACCGTCAGCCAACAACGCGGACGGTCAACCCGTTCTCCTCCGGGTCGCCGGCGTAGCCGGCCCCGGAGAAGGCGTCGTACACCACCTCCTCAATCTCGTCGTCGGCCATCTCCGACGAGATGGCCAGCCCGTTGCGGGCCAGGGTGTCAACCACCCAGCCCGTGCCGGACAGCGTGCCGTCCGCGGCCAGCGTGATCGTCTCGGACAGGTGGCCGATGCCGTCAGTGATGCGGATGATCATGGTCGTCGCTCCTGGGGGCTGTCTCTGGTTCCCGGTGGCGGTCGCAGGTGCGACTGCCCTACACCCTCATATTACCCGCATGCGGCAAATAGTCAATAGCCACATGCGGAAATTGTGGAGAATCTTTTCGGGATGGCCTGGAACCTGGCCCGAAACCCGTCAGGTGGCCTGGAACCGTGCGGCGTCTTGCGGTACTGTGCGTGCCACAGCCGGGACGGCTCTAATGATGCAAGATGCTATTTGGCAATGAGATAGGGCGACGAAAGCCGCCCGCAGGTCATGGTCTACGGAACCGAAGGTTACAGGTTCGAATCCTGTCGGGTGTACACCCCACAACTCGTCACGCCGAGGGGACTTCGGTCCCGTCCCGCGGATCACCCGCGTGCGGCCGTCGCCCGGTGTTTCAGGCCAGTTGGCCTGAAACCGGGCAAGGAGGCCCGCGCATGGCTCGACCCCGCAAGACCGTCCCCGACCTCTACCTCGACACCTCGACCGGCCGCTGGGCGGCCAACTTCGGCGGTGAGCGCCGCCGCTACTCCCGCGACCGCGCCGAGAGCCTGGCTGCCTACAAGGCCGACTGCGCCGCCCACCTGACCGGGCGGGCAACCACCCCGCCCCCGCAGGGCCGACCGTCCCGGACCGAGGCCGCCCTGTCCGTGGCCGAGGCCGTGCTGGCCTACGAGCGCTACGCCCGCGACTACTACGCCCCCGAGGGGTGCCAGTTACCTCGGGTCGTGGCCGCCCTCGACGCCGTGGTCGAGGTGTGCGGCCGCAAGGCTGCCGCCGACTTCGGCCCCCTGGCCCTCTTGTCCGTCCGCGACCACCTCCTCGCCCGCCCCGGCCGCCGACCCGGGACCGCGCGACTCTCCCGCACCTATGTCAACCACCTGATTGGGTGCGTCAAGACCGCGTTCACCTGGCTGGCATCGCGGGAGTTGGTGCCGGCCGAGCAGGCGGCGGCCCTGCGGCTGGTCCCCAACCTGCGACTCGGCAAGGGTGGGCGGGAAGTGGAGGACATCCCGCCGGTGCCAGCGTGGGCCGTGGAGGCCACGCTACCGCACTGTCACCCGGTGCTCGCGGCCATGATCCGCGTGGGCTTTCTCACGGGGATGCGGCCGGGCGAGGTGTGCCGCCTGCGACGCTGCGATCTGTCCACCCGCCCCGACGAGTGGCTGGCCGTACCCCACACCCGGCCCGTGCAGCGGGTCGCGGCCGTGGCCGCCTCCAACGGTGCAATGATCTGGTGCTACGTCCCACCTCGGCACAAGACCCTTGAACGCGGCAAGCGGCGGCTCGTCCCCGTCGGCCCGGCCGCCCAGGCCGCGCTTGCCCCCTTCCTCGCGGGCCGCGACCCGGATGCCTGCCTGTTCTCACCTCGGGAGGCGACGGACGCCTGGCTGGCCTCGCATGGCCGCTCGCCCCGTCGCGGTAAGGCCCGTCTGCCGGGCGAGCGCTACACCACCCAGAGCTATGACCGGGCCGTGGCCAAGGCGATTCGCCGGGCCAACCGGGCTCTCCTCAAGAGCGGCCCCTGCCGGCCCGAGGACCTGATCCCCGACTGGCGGCCCAACCAGTTGCGCAAGGCGGCGGCGACCCTCTCCGACGAGGAGGCCGACCGCGACACGACCGCCGCTCTCCTGGGCCACTCCACCCCCGACATGGCCAGCGAGTACGCCGCCCGCGCCTTCCGCCGGGCCGCCGAGTTCGCGGCTCGCCACGGCTGACCGCGCACGTTGGGCCGACCGGGATACCCCTCCCGGCCGGCCCGCTCTCATTTCCCCCGACAACCGACCTGCTCCCCTTGCTGGCCGCCGCCGTAGGCTGGTCGGCAGACAACTCGGCAGACACTCCCGGAGAATTGCCCTATGCCGCCCTCACCCGCCGACCGGACCCGCGCCCGCCTGCAGGCCGCCGTCCTCAAGATCCTCGAGGATCTGCCCGACGGCGCACCCATGCCGCAGCGGGTGGCCGTCACGGTCGGCCCCTGGTTCTGCCTGCTCTCGGTGGGTGAGTTGGGCGCACGCATGCCCATCCTCACGGACTTCCCCGTGGCCCCGCCCGAGGGAGCCCACGAACTGAGCGAGTGCGAGCGGCTCGTGGTGGCCCTCCTGCGTGACCTGCGCGGCCCCTACACGGCCGGGCGGATTCACGAGCTGCTCGCGGCTCGCAGCACACCCGTGGGCCGCTCCACGCTCGACCGGGCACTCGCCCGCCTCTGTTCGATCGGGGTGGTCGCTAACCCCCGCGACAGGCTCGGCTATCGCCTCCCGCCTGCCTCCCTGCCTGCCGACCCCGCCGCGACTTGATGTACATGCCCTCGCCAATGTAGCATCTGTACAGGTAGGGGCAGTCAGCACAATTCAGGATGCAACCCCATGAGCGAGCAGGCATTGCGCCTGCTCGGCGAGGACGCGCTCACGCCCACGCAGGCGACGCGACTCCTGCCGGGCCGGCGGGGGCGTGCGTGCCACCGGGATACGGTGGTGCGCTGGATCACGCGGGGGCGGGCCGGGGTGCGCCTGGAGGCGTACCGCACCCCAGGCGGCTGGGTGACGACGCGGCAGGCCGTGGCCCGGTTCGTGGCCGCGAGCGAGGACGCGGGGGAGGAGCCTCAGCCGGTGCGGCCGGCACCGGCGAGCCCCGAGGTGGACGAGAAGCGGGTGCAGGAGGCCCTGCGGGATCGGCAGCGGATGCGGGACGAGGAGACGCGGAGGGCACGACGGTGAGCGGCAAGGATCTCCGGGCGGTGCGGTCCCGGTGCGGACTGGCAGGGGTACGGACGCAGCGGCTCCTCGACCCCCTGCGCAAGGCGGGGATTGTCGTGGTGGGGCCGAGCGATACGCGGTGCCTGCTCGCCCTGCTGGCGCTGGCGGCAGGCGGGAAAACGCCCACGGCGGCGAAGTCGGTGGCGGCTCGCCTGCGGGTGTGCGAGCAGGCAGCATTTCAGGCGCTCGGCCGCCTGCGGGACCTCGGCCTGGTCACCTGGGAGCGGGGCCGATACCGGACGATCCGGCCGGCCGTGCGGTTGGTGCCGATCGGGAGGTGAGGGGATCAGTCGCAGGCGTACTCGCGGCGAAACTGGTCGAGGGCCTGGGCCAGGTCGGCCTCGGCTTCCGCGCGGTTGGGGTAGTCGCGCTGCTGCCAGGAGGAACCCCCGGTGTCCGGATCGCCCCCAACCAAACGGCTGAACACCTCGGCGGGTAGCGAAGGCTTGGGGGCGTGGTCCCAGGCGGTCATCCAGTAGCAGTTGAACGGCCGTTCGAGTCGAGGCCGGGCAACCGGATATACCTTTCGCCGCACCATCCACCGCTGGCAGCGGCTCCCCGGGCACTCCCCGCCCGCCTGTTCGGCGAGGCAGTCCGCCAGCACGAGGCGGGTATCCCAGTCGGCCGGGTTGACGTCGAGGGCACGCTGGAGGGCGGCAATGTCGTCGGTGATGGTCATGGGGAAAAGATGCCCTCGGTAGGCAGAATCCGAAACACGTTTACCGTTTCCGACTGAGGCAGAACCCGGAACGTGTACGTTGCGTCTGCCCGTGGGTCGGTGAGTTCGCACCGATCGCAGATCAGGTGCTCAAAACGCAAACAGGCAAGACCAGTACCGGAAATCGAGACGTTTGAGAGAGGGCGGCCCAGAAGTGCCGCGAGGCGAACAAGGCTGCATTTTCCAGATGCTTCAATTTGAACAACGCCTCCAGTCGACTGGATCGTCCATGACCTAAAGCCAAGGGATTCGACAGCAGCGGGATTCCGCACATAAGCAGCATCCTTGGCCCTGCCTTGATCTTCGAGCCAGTCTGCAAACACGAGGCGAGCGTCCTCGGCATCAGCCGGGAAAGCGGAGCGGATCGCTCGGTAGAAAGCGATTTCCTCAGAGGAAGGGGTCATGGGCGGTCCTCGCCGTCAAGGAGAGTCGCGGCGGCCCC